AATGCTAAAGGGGACATTGAAGGTGAAGGAGTCCATAAGGGCACTCGCGAAGCGAATGTTAAAAAAAGAAGAGGAAGAAAAAGTAAAAATACTTCATTAGAAGATTTAATAGAAAATAATAGAGAAAAAGAAGAAAGAGAATTTAAGGACGCATTAAGAATTATGGCTTCAGATATTAATAAAGAAAAACGAGCTACTCCTCCTCCTAAATATTCTAAACCATTGGGTTCTGGTATATCGGGGTGTGGTAAATTTAAAAAAGGTTCTCAAGAAGCAAAAGACCATATGGCAAAAATAAGAGCAATGAGAGGAAAAAAGTAATTGAGGGGAGTAGTTCTATATCAGGAAATGGATTACCCGCCTCTAAAAAGAAATTAATAGCTAATGAAATAAAACCAATATCTGAAGAACAAGCAGATAATGACTATGAAAAATTAGAACATATAAATATAAATGAAATAACACCAAATACAAGAGTTGGAAATAAATTTGTAGATTATTTTACTTTTTTACAAAGATTAGAAACAAAGGGAAAGACTGGAGAAAACTTTTTTGAATTCTTTGAAAATAAATCTCATTATGCTAAAAAACAATATATTAAAAACTTATTAAATTATATAGGAGACAAAAATATTCATAAAAAATGGTATGGTGTTTTTAATTTATATTTTTCATCTATTAGTATTTTTAAACCCGTTCTAGCTATGGAAATATATAATAAATTTAAACCTCATACGGTTCTAGACCCTACTATGGGTTGGGGTGGGCGTTTAGTTGGTGCTTGTGCCTTAAATGTTCCTAAATATATAGGTATTGATTTGAATAAAGATTTAGAAAAACCATATTCAGAAATGAAAGATAAATTAAAAGAATTAGGAACTAAAACAGAAATTCAATTAATGTTTAAGGACGCATTAACAGTTGATTATTCTAAACTTAAATATGACATGGTTTTTACTTCTCCTCCATATTATAATATTGAAATTTATAAAGGAACTAAAAAACAAAGTAAGGAAGACTGGGACGAAAACTTTTATAAACCTTTATTTGAAAAAACTTATAAATATTTGGAAAATGGAGGACATTATATTTTAAATGTTCCTATAGAAGTTTATGAAAGAGTTTGTATTCCAATGTTTGGAAAAGCCCATATATTATTTCCATTAAAGAAAATACAACGAGGAAGTTCAACAAGTAAAACAGGAAATAAAATTGAAATTGACTATAAGGAATATATTTATATATGGAGAAAAAAAGAAACAAGTTCTTTTATTCCTAAAGCAAAATCTATTAAAGGAAATGGAATTGAACAATTTAGTAATTTTAAAGAAGCACAAAAGAAAACAAATAAATATTTTGGAAAACCTACAAAATTATATATTTCAGATAATCCAAATAAAAAATATTATGTATTAGACAATGAAAAAAAAGTTTATTTTGGGGCTATGGGATATGAAGATTTCACAAAACATAAAGACGAAGAAAGAAGACAAGACTATCTAAATAGAGCAACTAAAATAAAAGGTAAATGGAAAGATAATAAATATTCACCAAATAATTTAGCAATAAATATTTTATGGTAATTTATATATAGTATTTAAAGAAAATGACTTAAAGACATATTATCTATACTATATATATATGACTAAAGCAAACAGAAAATACGAATTAGAAAATTATATTAGTTCCGTTTTTATGCCTGAAGTTTATAAGGAACTAGAACCATCAGAAGAAGATAAAGAAAGCGACGAATGGTTTGACGATACATTTATTCAATCTGCTATTAATGGATATAATATTAATTTTTATTATAGATGGCTTAGTAATTATTCTGCTCCTCTTAGAAATGTTGATAAATTAATTGGTGTTGATTTAATTTTAGAATTATTAAATGATATTAATACATGGTTTGAATCAAATTATGGCGAACCTTGGAAATGTGATTTTTTAACAGATGAAACAGTTATTAATATGTATGCTTATATTTATGTTATGGATAAAGGAATAGACGAATGGAAAAAAGAAAGTATTAAATGGATTGAAGAAGAACAAGAAATGATTTTATGTTAAAATTTATTATATTATATGTATTTTTAATAATATATATATAATATAAAGAAAATAAAAAAAATAATTAATTCTATTTAAAAACAAATTCATTATATAGTGTATATATAAAATGAGTAATAAAATAGAAAATTTCACCCTTTCAAAAATTAAAACTCTTAGTCCTATAGATGCTAAGGAATATATAACTAAATATTTTGTCCCTCTTAGCAATGGTAACCATGCTATGTTAATAGACGGAATATATGTTATTAAAGACGACCAAGAGATTAAACGCTCTTATTTTAACAGAATGCAAAAAGAATTATGTAATTATTATTTTAAAGAATTTACAGAAGTAAAAACTATTTCATTTGAAGTTAATAAAGAAACATTCTATGACGATAAAATAAATTTATGTCCACCTATGAAATATATTTATAATAAGGATTTCAAACCTTCAAAAATAGTAAAAGAAAAACTTGATTTTTTATTAAATTATTTGAAAGAAATTTTATGCTCTAATAAAGAAGATTGTTATTTATTTTTATTAAAATGGATTTCTAATATGGTAAAGGGTAATAAAAATAATTCTTGTTTATATTTGAAAGGAATCCAAGGTGTTGGTAAGTCTTCATTATTTGTTTTTCTTTCCAATTTTGTATTAGGTAATAATTTATGTATTGAAACAGGGAGCGACCCTATAAGAACTAAATTTAATGAAATATTAGGAGGGAAATTATTAGTATGTATAGAAGAATTAGAAAATTTTAGTAAAGCAGAATGGGAAAGTATAAGTTCAACTTTAAAACGAATGATTACTTCAAACAATATAACACTACAAAATAAATGCACTAAAGCATATGAAAGTAATAATATTAATAATTATATTTTATGTTCAAATAATGACGCGATTAAAGACGACGACGGAAGAAGATATTTTATTTTAGACATAGCGACCCATAAAGTAGGAGATAGGGCATTTTATGATAAATTATATGGTGAATGTTTTTGTGCTGAAGTTGGTGAAGCTTTCTTTCATTATGTTTATTCAATTGATACTACTGGATTTAATCCTCAAGCATTCCCCCTAACACAAAGTAAAAAAGATTCATTAAGTAAAAGATTAGATTCAGTATATAAATTTATTAAAGACGAATATATTATTAAAAAATTGGATATTGATTCATCCGCTCAAGATTTATATACAGAATTTAAATATGAATCAAATTATAGTAAAATGACAAAAGAAGACTTTCATAGAAAAATGTCAGAAGCAGGATTTACAAGAATTAAGAAGGATAATAAATTATGGTATTCTATAAAACATAAAGAACTATTAAAATGTGCGACTAATAAATTATGGCTTCATGAATTAGACGAATACGACGAAACAGATAATGAAGAAATTGAATCTATAAAACCAAAAAAAATAAAAAGTAAATATGATAATAAATATAATACTTTAGATTTCTCAGATAATTAATAAATATGAATGATTAATAAATAATTAAAGTATAATTAATATATATAAAAATATAAATACTATATATAATAAAATGAAATATTGGATTTACAAAATAAAGTGTAAAAATATTGAAATTGAAGAATTTTATATTGGTTCAACAAATAAATTAAGTTCTAGAAAAAGCCAACATAAAAAAAATGTTCATAATAAAGTAAGTAAAAAATATTGGTGTAAGCTTTACCAATTTATTAGAGCAAATGGAGACTGGGATAATTTTGAAATTATAATTTTAGAGGCTGGAACATGTGAAGACAAGGATTATATAAGACATAAAGAACAAGAATATATTAATCAACTAAACCCAACATTAAATAGTATAAAAGCAAAAGTAGGAGTAGAATATATTAATATAGAAAATAATGAAATATAAATTTATCTAAAGAGTAGTTTATATATATTATTATCAGTCAATTTCCTGTTTCCTTAAAATAACTAATAATTATTTTATTGAGAAAACGCTTTTAAAAAAACCCGAAACGCTTTAATTTTTTAAAATACTAATTTTTTATTATTTTAATTAATTTATTTAAAAAAATAATTACTATATATATTATATAAAATGGAAAGTGAATTTTTAGTTAATACAGTTAAACCAGAATTTATTTCTGATATAAAATGGATTGAAGACCAACCAGTTCAACCTATCAATGATTTTGAAAAGAGTTTATTAAAAGGAACAATGAATCCTACAGAACTTTTAGAAAGAGAAAAAAGAGAAAGAGAAGAACAAGCCGAAGAAACAGAAGAACAAAAAATTAAAAGAATAAGAAAAGAATATATAACTAAAGTAAAAGTTGTAGCATTAGATTTAATGGGAAAACAACCATTAGACAACCCTTCTAAATTTACAACAAGAGAAAAGAAAAGATTAATTGAACAAATGGAAATGGTTATGACTAAATCAGAAGACGAAATAACTGCTTTATTTAATAATGTGTGTTCAGAAGTTTTATTCGCCCCAGAATCAGACTATACTAAATTTACACCATTAATTTAATTTAACTTTGTTAATA